CTTTAACTGCAAAAAGAAATCAGATGACGTTGATTGCTCCTGAGTTACCGCCCACAATCTATCGAAGTCTGAGTTAACTTCATCAGCTAGAAAGTCGCCGCTGTTCTGGTAGTCCGTCAATCTTTCGGGAACTGTTGATCTATATATGGTGATTATATCGCCTGTAGTAGCGCCAACGACCAAAGTTACTGTGCCGCCGCTCTCATTCCCCACGCCTGTTAAAGTGTAGTCAGTTGATATGGCTAATCGCGTGTCACCTTTAAAGACCGAAATATCACCAGTAGATATAATCTCAAAGTTGTAATTAAAAACAGTCTGCCCACCTGTAGCGGTGTACTGGTTTCGTGTTGGGTTATTCTGTATGGTCATTGTGCAAACTCCAATATGTCGCCGTTCTTCAATAGGTTAATTTTATTCAAATACCGCTTCATGCGCAAACTTCTCTGTCGCATCTATCCCCCTACGCAATAACATCATATTTTGAAACGGTAGCATTCTTCTTACCGCTCTACTGTCGCTTTCTGCCCAATCATTGCCGCCAGTACCAGCTTGAAGCCCTCTGATAATATTAGGAACCAAGCTTCCGTATGTTGGACCTAGCGCTGATTCATATTCTGACCTTGACGCAAACCTTGAAGCTGGTTCAGCTATACCCATTGCAGACCTCAGCCCAAATCTATTTCCGCTTAATTTTTCCGCAGTGTTGGACGCTTCCATAAGTATGCCTAATGCGCCTGACCTATCGATACCCTCTGCCGCCCAAACCATAGGATCATCAGATATTTCCCGCCCTGCGTCCCACTGTTTGAATGCGTAAACCATTGAACCCATGCCGGTCATTAGCAGTAAGCCGCCTAGAGCGTTTTCTTCTTGCCCTTGCAATGTCGCAAGCATTGTACGCTGTGTTGACGACAACATAAACGATCTGAACTGTAAGATTGTTTGTCCTGTATCCCTTGACATGTATAGGGGCTTTTCTTGCCCCGGCACTATGACAACCCGGTCGGACTCTTTACGCAATGCGGAAGCCCATAGGAAAGCCATATCTTGATTTTCCCATTTTTCAGGACGGAATACTCTCGCCCCTTTAATCTTACCGCCGTGTTTTTTTGCTAAAGCATATATCTCTTTCGCTTCATGCTCAGCTATTCCCAGCTTAGACAATCTATTATCGAAATTGCCAGCGGCCAGATCATCGAACACCCGCGCTTGCATTGCTAAAGCGTGAGTGGTTTTCATCATATCATTCCACTGATTCATTACCATTATGTTTCCAAAATGACTTGAAACCCATTGCAACCCCCTTTCCAGCATCGTACCGCCTAACGCATAATCATTGATATCTGATATTGCCTCAACTCGACCGGAGGTTACAGTCTCAGCAGCTATACCATAATAACGTATCTCTCTCTTTACTTCGCTAATTGGTCCAGTAGTTTTCCATGGGTTGATGGTTTTGATATTCCGAACCATTGGCGCGAAACCATCACCAAAGGCACGCATAAAGCCCTCCGCCATAACCACCTTGCCAACGTCAGGGACGGATGATGCAACAACGCCACCCATCAACCGAACGTAATTCAGGTTTCTAAATGCCGCATTAAAACGCCTCCCCCATGTAGGGCCAGTAGGTAGATCATAAGTGCCTCGTATTCTGTCACGCATACCAGCAAGGGCTTCGATGTCAGCATCCATCTTCTTTTGTAGTTTAGTTCTTGATGCTGGTGTTTTAGCGTCAGTCATCAACCGTCCGTAATCATCTCGAATATCTTGCTTTATATTCTCAAAAGAAAGAGCGTTTTCTATGTCAGGGCCAAACTCTTTCACCAATTCAGTATCAGGAACGGTATGACGAAGGTATATTTGAGCAAGCTCTTCAATATCATTTTCTAGGAATTCCTCAACCAACTCGTCAGGAATTTTAAAAGCTCTCGCTTTAAATGGGGCGCGTAAGTTACCGCCACCACCTTTCCCGCCACCACTGACTACAACCTCTTGATCATACTTAAATGTTCCATCAGGAGAGCCTACAATCTTATAGCCTATTTGCTGCGCTAAATCTTTTAATTCCTCAGCATCAAGGTCTGCTCGCTCAGTCTTTAACCAATCCGCAGTTACCTTTATAAACTTATCCATTTCGCCTGTGAGCTTATTCTTATTCCAACGGCGGTTTAGGTACCGATAGGCCGTTTCAACTTCCATGTCATCACCTAAAAGCTTTGCGTCTATCGCTTCTTTGGTGGCTGGCTTATAGGTTTTCTCTACCCATGAGTCGGCAGCCTTTCTAATAAACTTATTATCAACCGAGTCGGGATTCCTAACCGCCTTGGAGACTAATGAATTGAACTTTTTGCGCGGCATATTAATGCCAGACTTACGCATCAAGTCAAATTGGTCTCGGCTCGCCATCATGCCTTGGTTGAATAGCATTGATTGTCTTGTTTTAACCTTCTGCTCAACCGACATACCATTAAATCCTTCAACTTCTAAAGGATTTTCCGCTAATCTAGCGCCGTATTTTCTCACTGACTGAGATTCAGAAGTCATTACACGCGCTAACGGGTCGATACTGCGCAAGGCTTTTAATGCCCCGCGAACAAACTTACCTTTAACCTGTACATCACCCCATGTTTCAGCAGCGCCAACAGACTTATCCCCTTTCGGAACAATGGTGTTTACATCCGGATTGTCGATATCCATAGTCTTTTCTACTTCTGCAATCTGTGCAGGAGTGAACTTTCTACTAAGCGCAGCCGATCCACCACCAAGAATGCCACCAAGTAAAAAAGCGCCGGTCATATTTGCCGCGCTTTCCTCGCCTGTCCGCTCCAATTGAGTCATGTGCAAGGCCATTTCTTGCGCCCCCACTGATCCAGCAGTAACTACGCCAGTAGCGAAAGCCCCTTTAAGTATGCTACCTGACTTATAAGCCTTGTAAGCTGAACCACCAAAAGGTATTGCGTTCATCGGGCTTACCGCACCATTAAGAAGGCTTGCCGCAAAGCCGTCCATACCTGTTAGCTTTTCCCTGTCTGTGCGCTCTTGCTTTATTTGCTCCCTTACCGCATCCATTTCTTGCACGCTATTAGCAAAAGACACATGATGCGCAAAATTCTCGTCCGTCTTTTCTTCATCGCTTAAATGATCATAAGGGTTAAAGTCGGCGCTTATTGTAGTGTCAGGTAAATTAGATACCTGAGAAAAGAACGAGCCAACCTCATTGTCAACGCGATAAGAAGCAATTAATTTTTCTTTAAAAGTGTAATCTTCATCGGGCGCAACATAATCAACAGCTTTATCAATATTATATTGCATTTGATCATCAGGAATTATAGGCATTAAAACGCTCCGCTTTTAGATATAGCTTCTAAAGCCTTATCATTTTTGGTTGTGTCTCTAGCTCTATCTATAATGACTTTCACGCTATCAGCTTTCTCTGCATCAACCTCTTTCCGTTTACTGTCAATATCAGGATAATATCGACCATACTGACCTTTACTATCAACAAGATAATCCCAGCCTCTTGCCGTCCTGTAGTGAACCCTATACGTTGGCCTGCCAGCTACCGCCTCCCTGTCTGTTCTGTCATCAGATATTAAACGAACATCTAAAACACCGGAATCGGTAGTGGTTGTTACAATCTCCTTGATCAAGTCTTTCTTTATCCAATCAGAATCGCCATCGACAGAGTAAAACTTGTCTGGGCTATTCTTCATGGTGTGGCCGTTCCATTTAGTGAAAGCCTTTTTCATTAGCTTTTTGGTCACCTCATGCGCCTCATCTTTACTCATTCCGGCCACATAGTGAGACTCGAATAAGTTTTTATATTCATTTCCTATCAATGGGATATCCATAGCATTTACACCCCCACTAAACGGAACCCATGATTCGAGGGAATCTGCACCCTTTTCCCTGTAATCCTTCACCTTAAAATCATCTTTTAGCTCTTGCTTTCGAGATGCGATACGATCATTATCTCTTGGGTCTGTCATCAACATTGCCATCTTTGCAGCCTCCTGAGCGCCAACATAAGGAGCCAAGTTGTTCACTGTGTCAGCGAAAGCTCTATCCTCTGGAGAAAACGGGTCTTTAAGCCCAGGCACATCATCTAGGCGTGCGATCATGTCGGCATTCTTTGCGATCATATTCATATCTTGAGAGCGCAACCCATTAACAATCTCTTTTTTCAGTGAGTCCGGGACTAGGTTTGTACTAATGGCAAATTGAACCTTTTTACTATCATCAAGTCCCGATACATCTTTGTTATAGATTTTATCTACTGTGGCTGGGTCAACTACAACACCTTTATCGCCACCGACTCTATCCCAAACCTGCTCCACTTTCTTTAGGTCGTTATAAATTGTGCCTATCATTCCTGCGTATTTCGTTGGCTTGTAATAACCCGCATTAAATAGGGTTGTGGCCTCACGCATCATGGAATCACTATCACCTTCGCCGGTCTTCATGGCAATCTGTAGTGCCGCATCCCTGTCACGGTATACATCTAAATTGACAGCCTTAGCTTTTTTCTCTTCCGTTATGCGCCGCTGTAGGCTTGTGTTAGCCCTAGCCATTGTGGTGTCCCACTCATCAGCACTAAAGCCAGCAGGGACGTGTTTCTCGCCTTGCTCGATAGCCTTGATAGCTTCCGCCATTGGCATATCATCAACGATCTGTAGGTATTCTTGCTCAATAGTCTCATTCTTTGCGCGGCGTACATTTTCTTTCGCTTGCTCTTTAGACCATACGCCGCTTTCAACTAGCGCATCAGCAGACATTTTGAGCTTTAACAAAGAATCTTCTTTGGCTTCATTGTCGCCGTTTCTAGCATCCGCCGAGGCTTTGCGCCCATATGTATCGATAGCCCCTATCAACTCGCTTTTAGATTCTTCTTGTCCGCGTTTAACTGTATTACTATTAACACGCATACTTCCGCGAGTAATATAATTATTAATAGACTCAGTTAATGGCTGTCGATAAGCTTCTGGTACGTTCTTGACTAATCCATCAAGCATCCCTTTGGATGTTTTCCGATAACCTTCAACATCATATTCAAATTGCGATTCTAGCTCGCCCAACTTTGTTATGGCCTGATTATCCATAGAGGCAAGGTAAGCGCCTTGCTGTGCGTCATTGAATGATTCATCGAAGAACTTAAAACTGCCTTTTTCTTCTGGTGCAACACCACTTTCTGCCGCCTCAGTACCAGCCTTAGCACCTTCAATTTGACCCTCTTTGACTCTTTTCTTTCGGCCAACATCAAAAGCTATTGACTGTACGGCTTTACCTAGATTAGCAAGCGACTTTATGCGTTCTGAACTGGCACTATTCCCAGCAGAAATAGGGTTAATAGTTCCGTATTTTTCTATTTTCTGAAACATTTACTTGCTCACTTTATACGCGGAAATTCCAGTATTTAATAACGTTGATGCCGCCTGAGAATTTCCCGAACGGCGAGCGGCGCTTCCTTCTCGTTTAAGCATATCTTGCCTTAACCTTTGACTTAACGACTCTGCCCCTTCGGAACTAGATGCATTTTTTGCACTTTTAAGCGCAACCGCTTTAATGCTTCCCTCTGTATTTCCACCAGCAGCAACCGATTGAATATTAGAAGACAGCACTTTGTTTAATCTTTCCCTGCGCTTAATCTCTTCATTCTCAGCCGACAGTTTTTCTGTTTCAGCTTGTCGCTCAATATCGTATTGTTGCTGTTGCCCTGCTTTCTTCTGTGCATCAGCAGTAACCAAACCGCTAACGACAACAGCGCCTACTATAAACCAGCTCATAACTCTTCCCCTAAAATCAGCTCACCGATAGCTTCAACGTCGGTGAGCTCTGTTACATGAAAGGTAGTAATTACGCTATCCTCCATTGCGAATATAGAACGCTTATCGCCTGGCCGAGTTATAGAATGATGTGGCGCAACCAGTATTTCATCTACATTTCCATTCTTAACCAATATTTTACCTTTAGATAAAATAAAGTGGTGATTGGTCTTATGTAATGCGCCCACCCCCAGGCAACCTTTTAGCATTGTTACTTCACGCGAATAACATCCATCCGCGAAACGATGAACAACATCAGGCATAACTTGCGGCAATAGCGCCACCTCGTTTTGCATTCCAACCACATTCACGATGATTCAATCTCTAGCTCTAATGCTTGTATGTGCATTGGTGTTGGGTCTGGACAAGTAAAGATAGGCATCTCGTCCCTAGTCCATCCATCTACGGCATATATATCATCAACTATACCAGTAAACGGGGTAGCAGGTTGATCTAATGTCATCGATCCAAACGAACGTACTGGCACAGGAACGCCGTCCATATAAAGTCCTTTTGTTTCGTAAACTCGTAAGCTCACTCTAACCACGCGCTTAATACGCATAAAGTTTTCGCCGCTGCCAATATTGGTGTTAGACGGCATCGGCTGAATAGTGGGTACAAAATTAATACCAGCTTCAAAGTTGGTGTGATTAGCCAACTCACTGGCAGTTAGCGTTATTTCTCCATCGCCATCAACCACTCTCTTGGGAAGCACTGCGCCATCGCCCAGCACGCTAACCTCAAATCCTATCAAGTGAGTTAAACCAGCTAGCTTGCCCGCTGTTGCCGTACCCGCTACCGATCCGTCAGTAAGATAATTGAAGTCTAGCTTTTCTATGGTTGATACCTCAGCATTGCTCGAGTCATATCTCTTAACAATAAAATAAGCCTCTTCATCAACCACCTCAATCGCTTCCATTTTAGTGCCCACGTTAAAGGGTGTAGCTAACGTCATTGATGTAAAAGCGTTAATATCCTGCGCCCTTAACTTATTCAATATCGATGCTGATCCATCAGCGTTCAAGGTGAATAACCAATTTGAGTCATCGGAGGCCGTGCCTGTTAAAAACGCCGAATCAATAGGTGCTGTTATTAGGTGTGAAGACAGGACAGTTATATCGTTGGACGCGTACGAGTCCTCATTGAACGTGTAGGCATATTCTCGAAGAGTCTTGCCGTTCTTATCGCAGAATATAACCGCGCCGTCAGCCTCTTGCACGGCGATATAAAGCGACCCGTTAGAGGTCTGCGCTCTTGTGTTGATAGTGGCCGCTGTAGCGTTCGCCTCTAAAACTGCATATTCACCACCGGATGTAAATATCTGCAAGTTACGACCACCGTAAATGTCAGTTATTTCGGTTAGTGTTCTTGATGTAAGAGTAATAAATATAGCCTCGTCATCTGCCCCTTCGTCTATTTCGAAGTCTAGCAGCGAGCCTGCTTTTGAAGCGAATAAGCTCTGCTTCTTGTCTCTAGTACCACCAAGCCACAATCTGCCCTCAAAGAAAGCGCCAAGCCTAGGATATCCACGATTGGCACCCCATACATCCTCAGCTCTAGCCACGCCAGTAGCAACCTTTGTGAAAGTTAACGAAGATGATCCTGATCCCGTTGTAGCGAAACCGCTGAACAACTTAAAATCTTTAGCCGACTCTCCTGACGCAGTAATCTCATATGTATGGTTGCCTGTGCGAACAACAGAAACCCCAGTCTCGCCAAAATTTGGCATATCCTGCAAGTTTTTCTGCAAATTGAACGCCGTTGAATCTCTCTGATCCGCAGTAGAATCACCTGCATAAGTAATACTTTTACTTAACACCCCCTCAATATCAATTTGATAAACCTGACCAGCAGAAAAAGAGTTAAACACAACGCTCTGCACCTCTGATACAGGGGTAGGGCTTAATGCATCATTAAAGTCAAACTGTGGAACATTGGTGAAAGGTGCATCACCTATACTAAAACTAACGCCACCATCATAAACAATTCTTTGCGCTGGGTGGTTTTCATGGAATATTAGACACACATTTTCAGTGGTGACGTGACGCAGATCACTAATCTCTGCCTCCAGATACGGAGCAGCCAGATTACCTAAAAATGTATTTGTGGCACCTGCAACATAGACTGCAATATTGCCAGCAGTGACACACAGCAAGTAACGCGATTCAGTGGACGTATTAAAATCTAATAGTTTAGCGCTTCCAGCAGGATTAGTAGCAACATACTTGAGTCCACCCCGGCGCTTAACGCCACCTTGAGGAACAACCATAACATCAGAAGCTTTTTCTAGGCCTTGATAGTATTGGGCTAAGGTAATATTGCCCTTAACAAGGGGGGATAGCTCGCCACTGAGAAAAGAGTTTTGTATATACCTGGTTTTAGCCATTAATATCTCGCGTCTACAAAAGGATGTCTTTGTATTTGTGTTTGCGGGTGCTGTTGAGAATCGGTAAATCTAGCCATTCTGGAGGCGTTTTCGTACTCGGCGGCCATTTCTCCGCGCAACGCGCTAGAGTCCCTCAGCGATGTTGAAAAGTCCCTCGCTAGGGCATATTCAATCATCTTTGAGAAGTATGCTGGCCACTCGCTTTCTGGCGGTGCATATATGTAATCGCAATATAACGCCTGGCTATGATTGCAATAAACCTTTGATCCGTACACCTGATAGCTGGTGTTAGGGTACAACTTAATTAATACCAACAAATCAGCAGGCAATTCGTAAGCACTAGCCCATTCGCCATCTAAAGGCTTAGCGGTCAATAAAGATAGCTGCCCTTTAGTACGAGCAAATCCCCACCGATGCTTAGTTAATTCATTCTTTACGATATTATCGTATAGGTTTCGCGCTACATTCTTCCGGCGATCATCACCAATCAAGTCATTGATCGACACGTCACCAATAATAATTAGAGCATTAGATATTAGTTCTATTTTTGAGGCCATTTACTTACTCTCATTAAAGGTGGGGAGAATCCCCCCACCTATCCTGCAAGCATTAATCGCTATCAGTAGCAGCCAACACCGTACCGTCAGCAACATCAACAACACCAGCGGCATTGCTTAACACTTGAGTCAAGATTGCCACTTGAGTACCTGCGTTAACAGCCCATATATAAATCAAATCACCCACAGATAGCGTGGACGAAATTTCATTAAAGTAGCCCGAAGTGTTTACATCTGCCTGGCTATCTGGAGTTGTATAGGCGTGAATACCAGGGGCATTACCCGTAGTGTCACCATGTTTAAAATCAGTCAATAAAAAAGACATAGTAATTCTCCTATTACGCGAAAGCGATACGTGATGTACCTTCTGGATCAATAATGGTAGAGCCAGCTTTCAGCATACCGTTACATAACCAAGAGACACGTTCAGGGATATAATCTACAGACATAGACTTTTCGATGCTACCAGAAGCCATACCAATAGCGTTAGGCGCCCAAGCATAGGCTACTAGACCAGAACCACCTAAACCACCTTCAAGGCGACGAGCGCCAACAGTTTTGAAGTTGAAGCCCATGAATGAGCCAAGATCACCATTAACCAACGCCTTTACAGTATTGAAGTCGCTTGAAGTAGTCTCAGTGTTAGCAAGCAATGACTGCATACCAGTACCAGAAACAACAATGCAAACATTCTCTTCAACTTCGAGATCGTCATAATAAGCACGTAAAGCGCGAAGCTTGGCAGTAGTGAAACCAGTACCACCAGCGGCAATATCGAAGCCTTGGCCGTCAGTTGCAGTAGTGTTATAGGTTCCCGCAACGGCTGTATCAATGATAATTTGATCTTCTGTGCGACCCATAGCCTTACCGATTGTCTCAGTAAGTTTACGTTTCTCATCAAAATTAACAGTTGATTGATCGAAAATATCCGTATATTCAGGATGCTCGTGATCGGTTAGTGTTGCAGAAGGTAATGAATGAGTGATATCCATAGGAACAACTAACGAACTAGAACCAGTACGCAAGTGACCTTGACCTTTACCCATTAAGCGGAATTTATAAGTGTCACCAACGACACCGGAGCGATACTCGACGGTATCGCGTAGCTTAGAACCACCTTGATAAGCTAACTTTACGCTAGTATCAAACTCGGTACGTGCTACATCAGATAGAAACTTTGACATAGTATTTCTCCAAAAAGAAAATAATTAAAACTAATCTATTTGCTTTACACGTAACCCAAAAAGAAGGGAGTGCTGGAACAAACAACAAACACTTCCGGCCTTTCGGGTATCGGAGAATACTATTGATTATACGCCATCAATAAATAAAATCAATGGCCGTGCATTCGAGCAATCATATCCTGCACTTTCTGTTGCTGTGCCGACGAGTAATGGTAAAGAGTCTTGCCGTTTTCGTCCTTTTCTTGCATCGCTTTCTCAATATCGCCCTGGGTTGGCACGCCTACCGCTGACACTGAACTTGTGGGCGGTTGCGCTGGGATATTGGATGAGATTAACGCCTCTACTAGCTCTACCGTTTTGGCGTTATTCACTGCATCTTTAAGCTCTTCGTACTTATCGCCGAGATTATTCTTCATGTAGCCATCGATATTAGCTAAGCGCTCGTCAGCATTAGATCCAAGAGCTGTCATTTCTTTTTCAATGTCAAACTCTTGCTTGGCTTCGAAAATAGAATTTCCCAGCGCTAATAGCTCGCCGTGCATTTCTTGAGACATTTGACTTTTGGCTCCCAGCTCAGATAACGTTTTAACAAACGTGTCTTCACTATCTAACTCCTCTGGCAATTCGTATGATTCAGGCGCACCAGTAAAACCACCAAAGCGCTTTTCTAGGTCTGTGTAGGCTTTAGCTTGATCCGCTACTGAGCCGTATTTATCGCCCTTAAACCATTCTGGCTTATCACCTTCGCCAGCTACACCCTCAGACCATGAAAAGGTAGGCTGTACCTCTGTTGATTCTGTTGACTCTTCGCTAGTACCCGCTTCTGTGGATAGCATTGATTCACTCATATTTTAGCCGCTCTAGTTAGTTGATTTAAAATTTGTTTAACTACACCAGCTTCGCCATTCTTATACGCTGCCGTATAGTTAATATTATGTTCATTTAATGCTGTATCGTTAGTCATAATGAAATTGGTGACCAAGTGATCCAATACAAACTTCCCTTGCTCCGTAGAAAAGCAATGGTGATAGTTTTTAGCTATAGTAGCTTGCACCTCTTGCGCCTCTTTAGCTTGCTTACCAGCATCTCCCCCGCTTTTATTTAATTCGTCCCAGCTCATTAGGGTGCTCCCGTAGGCGCTTGTGACTGCACATCCATACCTGCTTGCGCCGCTTCTGCACCAGCCTGAATAACTGTGTCTTTCTCTGCCTTGCTTCTTACCAGCTCAGCAGGCATTCCCGTTTTCTTAGCCGCCCATGTGCCAAAGTCTTCAAGCTTAAATGCCATCTTAGCTTGATCGGGGCCAGCAGTGTTAAGCACAAACTCTACTGCTTGCTGAACTGACATAATGTCTTCCATGTCTTGAGATCGTGCAAGTGGTGATGTAAATTTAATATCAACCGCTTTACCATCAATCAAAATAGGATCAATCTTTCCGCGCTTGACAAGTATGTGCATTATGCGCTTTAAAGTGCGAACTAAAATCTCTGTCTGCAATCTACCATAAGCACTACCGATACGCTTGGCTAACTCTCTAGCATCCATCGCAATCTCGGTCGCGGTTCTTACTGGGCCTTGAGGATCACGCAAGTCATTAAACATCGAAACTTTAATAGCGTTCTGTAATTCGGTTATTTCAAACAAAGACAGCTCTATACTGCCGCCAGTGTCTAAGCGCTGTATAGACGGATTAGATGAGTTGTTAGAACCTACTGGCATTACAACGCCTGGGGCAATAGTAATGTTGTACGGATTGGTTACACCATCATCGGTAGCTGTCCACATTCCTGAAAGCTCAATACCCGCTCG